CTCCAGCAGCTAGAGCTTGAGCTGAATAACCATTAGCCATTACCGTGGCTCCTGTTCCAGTTGTAAGTACACGGAAGGTACAGGTCCAGTTACCGTTATAAGCAGCTCCGGTTCCTGTAGCTGTATCCAGCATGTCACAAATAGGAGTAGGAACAGATGCAGTGTTAGTGACATTGGAATCCCATGCAACTATAACGTGGGTGGAAGTATCACCACCATCCGTATAGGTAAACTTTCCGCTGACTCTAACTTCAGCACCAATATAGTTAAAGCATCCAGATGGTACTGTCCAACTAACCATGGGGTTGGGTACCGTGGTAGCCGATGATCCGTTAATACCACCAGAAGCAGATACTTGTACCATGTTTGCAGAAGACATCTGGCAGGCACCAACACGGCTAGAGGGAACAAAAGCATAACTAACAGATGAATTAGTCATTGGATGTTGTGCTGTAATGGTAGCTGCGGTAGTGGCAAGAATAGGATAGTCCATTGCGGTATTGACAGGATAAGTGGTAATTTGACTGCCACCCTTGGTGAATAGAGCATCGGCACCGTATGTGGAAGCTGCCTGACCGTAAGTGGCATTGGCAACGGCACAGGCAGGGGTAATAGTTTCAAGAGTGGTTAAGGTACAATTAGTTGAAGTGGAAGGAATCTGATAGGCAAGAGCATAAGTACCACCAGACAAGGACAGGTATACTACATATCCTACTGCACCTGCCGATGCTGCCGGTGCCGCCACGTCAATAGCCTTGGATGCGACAGAGGTAAAGACAGTGGAAGCAGCAGAACACGGACCTTCATTACCCATGATGTCCACGTAGGCGACACAGCCATACAAGTTACCGCTCCAGGATGCTGAACCTGCCACGGTAGCGTCAGAACAGAATTGGTGAGTGCTGTCACAAGCTGCTTGAGCTGTAAGTGTGGTGGGTACTGCTAGTGCTAGACCAGTGGGAGTAGGTAGCCAGTTACGTGGCGATCCGCTTCTCACGTCCAGTATGGTTACAGTGGGATATCCAACCACAAGAGCGTTAATCATGGCACTGGTGCCACCTAGAGCCGTCCAAGCTGCATCCACCACCACTTGACCGCCACCGGCAGCATAAGCAGCAGCAAGAGCACTGGAAAGACCAAATGTACCGTCAGTAACAATGGCACTTTGACCGTGAGTATTGGCAAAGGTTCCGGTAAGAGTAGCACAAATAGGAGTACCACCAATACCAAGGTTACCAGGAGGACAAGTAACATAGCTAATTGCCGTCATGGCTGTAGCGGTTTCAGCGTTACCATCCTGAATAAGTGGAGCATTCAATAGCACTGAGTTCCATGCTATTTGAACTGCTATGGGTGTACCATCTAGCATAGCTGTAGGTGGAGTAACGGTAATGGAAGTACCTGATCCAGTGGTAGTATTTCCACTAATAATAGTGGAATGCCAGGTGGAATAGGCACTGGCATAGAACATACCTCCAACGTGAGATAGCGGAGAGGCATTACCAGGAATTTGCTGAGCACTGATAGGGATATTACCAATACCAAGAATCCCAAGTGCTAGTACTATTGATAGTGCTATTACCAAGAACTTCTTCATTTTATATAAGCTCCTTTTAGTTTTGTTTAACAGTTTAATGCCTTTCATTTCAGTGTCCTCGTGGTGAAGCGGCAAAACACTTTAGAAATCCATTCCCATCTCGTCACCATCATTATCACTGGTGACATGCTGACCTACAGGTTGACCTACAGGTTGACCACCACCTTCACCGTAGTGTTCGTGAACGTGAGATGCAATACCTTCTGCATCGCCAGATTCATGTTCATGGTGTTCAGGTGGCATGTGGTGGTGCATAATATGAACGTGTACTTTACTACCATCATGGTGAATGTGAATATGAGGTGGACGATGCTGACCGGATTTATCGGCCACGTCACCTGAACTTTCACCACTTTGACCTGACATATGTGATTGTCTTTGCTTATTCATTGAATACATTATAGCTCCTTTAATTATCCCTCTCCCATCTCTTACACCAATCTACCGGACGAATAGGATTATTAACAGCCTCACAACGAGGTATATGGGCACGTATATAGTGAGCACACCCAGAACAAGACTTGCCAGGGTGACGAGAAGGATGCTCATAATTAACCTGGCTATGATCCAATTTCTCATCATCCTGCCGCTCATGTTGGGATAATGCCCTTTCTATAGCACCCTTAGACATTACGGCATTTTCCTGAAACCATCAGTAGCTTCTAGCACGGCACGTCTTTGGGGCCATGACATACCACGTAAAGGTCTATTATGGTTACGTTTCTCTACAGGTACATCTGCCAATGTCTCTATCACTTTACCTTCATCATCACGTTTGGTGACAAAGTGACGTTCCAAGTCTTTAATACGGATATCAAGATTCTTTACTTTGGTATCGTACTCTTCACGGCTAATCCACGGCCAATTCATTTTGCACCTGCCTTATTCAGAGCACGGTGTATAGTACGTTCACTGGTAGAGAACCTAATAGCTAAGTCCTTGATCTTTATACCCATCATTTTCAACTTGGCTATATTATCAGCCTTATCCATTACAGAATCAAAATTAGTCTTTCTTAAGTTAGGACTAGGTTCATATGCCTGTGGCATCATCACACCTGCCTTATAGATTTACCTTCAAATATATCTGCAAGTGGCATTGGTAATACTTTCATGTGATTTACAATATCATTACCGTATATATGTAGCATCGTAATTGGACTACATTGTACAGTAAATGAAAACCCGCCCAGTATTCCATACCCATTGGGACTCAAAGGTGTTACTGAGCCACTACACTGAGTCCCGTTGGAGGGTTTGGATTTGCCGGAATCGTCCCGTTCACTACATTGGACGGTCCGCTATATGCACTCCCAAGTACAGCGTCCACTTCATAATAATATGTAGTTCCAACTGTTACTGATGTATCTGTATAGGTCAATACATTAATATTAGATGCAACAGCAGTAAATGGCCCTGCCGCTGTTGTTGCCCGATACACTGTATATGTGACTCCAGCAGTAGTGGAAGCCGTCCACGTCAAGACTGATTCTGGTGTGGTGGCCGCTGGTCCGGTAGATGCTTGCGCAGAAGCGTTAGGGGTAAAAATCCCCACCGACGCAAGGGCCAAGATTGCAAATGTGCACCATAATCTAAGGCTATTTTGTAACAGTCTAAACACATTGGTATTGAATTTACAGAATGACTTTTTTCCTTCCTTTTTTTCTTTCCTAATATTTGTGCTATTGCTGGCTTTTTGCAGTGATAACATTTTCTCATCTCCTTTTAGTCCCAATCTCTAGTGCTATCTCCCAAGCCATCTGCCCAATTCGTTTCTCTCCACGTGGCAATCCAAAGATATTGTTAGCTTTCATTGTAATTTCATGCCATTGTTCAGGATACCGTATCTTCATTACCCGTATTAGTGTCATAGTAATCAAATTATGCCGACTAATCTTGTGTTTAGGTCCAAGTGGAAAGTAAGTCTCTGAACCTTTACATATCTTGTCATAAATATATCCACGTTCGCGTTTGAGCCAATCGCGGGCTGTGGCCTCCATCCAGTGCTGCCGCTTGGAATATGGGATCATTGTACATTAAGTGTTATTGTCACTACTCCTGTTTGTCCATTTACACTGGTTACTCCACCTAATTGCGCGTAAGGTGCTCCGGCAATTGAAATCCATAGACCATCAGAGGCAAAACAGTATTGGGTTAGTCCACTGGCATTAAGAGTGCAAACAGTGTGCAAACCTTGAACTTCCATCTGGAACGGGGCACTGGTAATAACGCTCTGACCCTTGACAAGTTTGTAGCCTGCCAGGAGAGCGAGTAGCGTCAGAAGGACTATGGTGAATGTTTTCATTGTTTACCTGCCAATAGCAAGCCTAATTTAACCGGCGCAAATGGGATTTCCGGGTTGATATATGTCAAAGCAAATGAAGATACGTCGCCAGCATTGTTGGTTTGATATCCAATCCCGGTAAGGTCGAAGGATATCAGACCCAATGACGGACTTATCCCCGTTTGTTTGTAGGTGTAAGGCTGGTTCGCGCCAACGAGAGCACCTGGATCGAACGCTCCCTGATTCACGCCATTCACGTAAATATATTCCGCATCGAGGCCAGAACCCACCACGGTACCGAGATTGTAGGTTGCGTTATAGATTCCCACCGGAACGTGAATGTTAATCTTGTAGTCATTCGAGGTTTGGCTAGATGCGTAGTGATTGTTAAAAAGCTGGTAGTCGGTGAACGACGGAGAGAACACTTGATTCTGGCAGCATCCTTGATATGACGGAGCATTGGATGCTCCTATTCCGAACCCGCCTTTCCAGAACTTTCCATTTGAATCAATGAAATCGGTTGTAGCCTGAACCATCGCAATGTCGTTCAAAGGGAAAATGTAAATCAGCATTTGCTTTGACACGGCGGCATCTACGGTGCTCGTGACGACTACCGTTGCTGTAACGGGAGCGGTGAGTGATGCTGGGGGCGTATATAATCCTCCGCTTGTCAGCGTTCCTCGGATGCTTGTTCCACCGCTGCCCTTAAATGTCATAACCGATATACCCGCACCGTTTTGGGAAGAAAAACTGGCGGATGCCGTAATTCCGGTTTGTGTAGCTGTAAAGATAGAATCCTCTGTGGCAACGCCCTGAAAACCACCATCGGAGGGCTCTAAGAAATTTGTCGCAGGCTGACCGGCAATACTTCCTGGTGTAATGGCATAACCCTGAAGGTTGGCAATAGCTGCAATGGCAACTTCATTGCTTCCGGTGGTTGTAAAAGAATTTGATGTGATCGACGTTTGACCCGTTGCACTGCTTGTAAAAGGGGTCGGTACCACGTCCACCGTAATTGTCGCGCCGTTTGGATTGTATTCACGGACGTTAATAGATGAGTAAGTTTGCCCGGAAGAATAATTGGCGGTCCAGATGTTGCTCGAACATCCGGTGATACTGGTAAGATACCATACAGAAAATCCCCCTCCACTTGGAACCGTGAAGTCTGCCGCCGTTTCGTGCGTGTAATTGTTTCCGCATACATCTGTTACTGATGTGGCTGCATAAGCGACAATAATATAAACGAAATCCCCGGTAATCGAGGTAACGGCTTGGGTCGTAGATATCGTGCTTGAATTTGCTACAGTTGCCGTGGCAACGAGATTTTGAGGAAGGATAGTTCCCGCCGACTGCGGAGAGGTCCAGGTAACCCCACCATTGCTATAAGCAACAAGTTGCTGCTGCGGGGTGCTGGCAGCGATGTAGTATTGATTATTTTGCACATCGACGGCAGTGCCCATGACAGCCACGTTCGTCGAGGCCGATCCGGTTGAAGCTGTGTAAGTGACCACTTCTCCGGTCGTTGTCGCGCCCGAAGTTGAGGATTCCTCAAGACTCGATTCGTCTATAGCCTCCCAATTTGAGGTAGCGATGCTTGCGCCGTTGATCTCCCGCATGGCATTCGCTGCCGTCAGGCTCATGTCATCGTAGGACACGCCGATTTGCCAGCCGTAGCCTCCATCCGTAGTGATAACGCCGTAATTCTGCATTGCGGTTAGAAGAATCTGGGCGCAGGGCGAGAAGGTCGAGATGTTGAATGACGAGTTGAGGATGAATCGCTGGCCGTAGAAATTCACGCCCGCTCCGGCATTGGCGCTCGTCGTGGCGGGCCAGAGATTAGCATTGTGCATATAGCCATTTTGCAACGTGATCGACATGGCGTGCGTGATAGCAGTGTTGTTGGCGCAGGCCGCCGACACTTCATCTCCGCGCAGCATCAAGGGAGCGATTTGATTTCCGGCGGCGGTGGTTGAAACGGACGGGAGCGCATAACTGTTATAGGCGTATTCGATACCACTAATCGAATTGCACGTTCCCGCTGGACCGCATACTCCCGTGTCGCCGGAGCTTGACGATCCCGCCGTCACCGCACCCGTCGTCGTGGTGGATGCAGCAGCGTGAACGAGCGGAAAAGTGATCGTGTTCGCCGTGGCTGAGGTTAGCTGGACCGGATTGAGATTGCACCAGGTATCCGCCCCTGTGAAACTGCCGATGGTCACATACGCGCCCGCCGCCGCCGCCCGTTGGAATCCGGCAGATGTCGGCGTTGTTGTGAATGTGGCGGTCGCGCTTCCAGAGCCGTTTGCAACGCAGCTTGTCACCGGAGCTTGCGCGAAATACTGGTATCTCTCCCAGATGTTCCCCGTATCGGTTCCCACGTCGATTTCGTGGTGGTCTGCATTGCCGTTTCCTGAGATCGCATCGAACCAGCCGTTTTGAATGTTGACTTGAGGCCAAACAGGATCAGGGAAATAGGCACTCGGTGCGCCGTAATAAAACACCAAGTAGTTTGTCGGCGTCGAAGCGGTGACGTAATTCAGGCCCATGTCTGGGAAGAAGTTTATAGGGATAGTTCCCGCGCCTCCGACGAAGGTTGCGGAGCTTTGAGTACAATGTGTCGTACCATTGCAAACTGGCAGGCCGGATACTTTCGTGTTGTAAACATGGTCCCAGGGAAGAAGGGGATACCCACCAATGGAACTTGGCGCGGCAAGCGTGGTCGGTGGAGTGTAGACGCCTGTCGAGGAATTGATGCTTCCAAGGCACGTTCCGCCATTCGCCGCGTTTGCACAAGCCCACGATGAACCCGTACCACAATTCGTCGCACAGCTAAACGTTACCGTTGATCCGCTTGGAGTAGCGACAGGATTGGTCGGGGTGATTGTAGGTGTCTGTGCCTGTGCGGAGAGCGCGGCGAGTGTGAACGCGGCTAGGAGAAGTGCTCTCATCGTTTACCTGCCAAGAGCAAGCCTAATTTGACCGGAGCTGGATTATTGGGAATCGCACTTGGCACATACGCGCCAATTGTTGCCCCGCAAGTCGTTTGCGGTCCTGTGACAACATTTAGCGGCCAAGACGATGTTGGAAGCAAGACTTGATTGTAAATTCCACCCAAAACAACCCCCGCGCAGATCGCTAGAGAGGTCGCTGTCAGTGTTAGATTATCAATGCTTTGATTCGTGAATGCCGGATCGCTCTCCATTGAATGCGAGCATCCCGTTGTGCCGCAATTTCCGCTCGCCGCTTCCCATGTAGCATAAGTGGAATAGTTCGTGGTACAAGCCCAGACCATGAAATTCGTCGATGCCACACCAAGGCCGTTATAATCATAAACATTCCCAGATCCATACGTGCCATCATTGTTTCCGCCGCCGCAAGTACTGATGGAATAAGACCCATTTCCTAGAATTAGATTATTCTCAATCAGGTTATTGGAGACAATATTGCTGGCCGACTCATCTCCCACGACATAAGCGCCGCCAACGGTATTTCCATAAATCGTATTATTGTAGACCAAATTATTGCTGGCTGCAGTCGAATCGTGGGCGTCGATCTGTAGTCCTTCATTGTTCCCAAACACTACATTTCCGTAGACTTTTACGCCACTCGTTATTTCAATGAAAATTCCGATGGCACTGTTTCCCCAAATTTGATTATAGGAAATCACGGTCCCGGTCGATTGGCAATCCAGCCATATACCCATACCTGTATCCGAGTAATCCTGTGCTCCATTCTGATAAATGTAGTTTTCAGTGATTGTCAGGCCGGAAGTGGTCATTCCCGTCGAGCACGTTCGAATCCCGCCGCTGAAAGCAATGTTCTGCGTTCCGTTTCCGTAGATCGTGTTGTTGGCGAGCAGCGTTGTTGCGGTATAATCTCCAACCTCGATGCCGGATTCGCCGTTGTCAAATGCGGTCGAATCGGTTATGGAATTATTCGATTCTGTCGGGCCCCCAGTTCCCTCCACATAGAATCCGAAAGTATAGCTATATGCAGCAGTCATTCCCGTCATCGTGACATTGCTGGAATTGGAGTAAATGTCCGCGCCGGATGTATTTGAGTAAAGCGCCTGAAGATTCTCGATAATTAGATAGTTCTGGCTGAACGAGAAAATCAATCCACTGATAACCGAGGCAACGAGCGTGTACCCCTGTGAACCAGGATTACCTGCACTTTCGTAGTAGTAGAGCGTCGTCCCGGTCGCATACCACTGCCCTTCCGTCAGTGCTCCTTCCGATGCAGCCTTGGTAGCCAATACGTTGTTTTTGAACAGTTGATTTGGCGTAGCCGAAACAGTCGCAACCCACACGTTGCCAGCGTAATTCGTCCAAGTGGGCGTAACGCCTCCGTTGAAAATCGGCGGTGCTCCTGTTCCATACGAGCCAATCGTGATGGGATTCCCGGAGGTTCCCGATTGCTCAACATAAACGATTTCATACCAAGTGCAACTACTTCGGAATAAAAGCGAATCACCAGGACTGAATGTGTGCGTGCGGGCATGAGCTGCGGTTAGCCATGGCGTCGATGTACTGGTTCCGTTGTTTGAATCACTTCCTACGGTTACGCAATTATCCACGTAATACGTTGCGGCGCGCGCTGGCAAGACAGATAACGCGGCAACAAATAGAAGGAGTGAGAATAGTTTTTTCATGTCAATTGCACGTGTTGGACATATCGCATCCAGCCATTAAAGCACTGGGCGCTTTAAACGCCGCTATGGTTCCAGTCCAGTTGCCCGTATTCGCATTCGATATAGAGCCGGTAATCATGCTCTGTGTGGTCGTAACCGCCAAGTCTTCGCATCCAAATTTTGAAGAGGTCCCTAGGGTTGCACCATCTACTCCGCGAAGGGTAGCACCAGTACCGCCGATGGAACCGGCTGTAAATGCCCCCGCGGTAATTGTCCCGCCGCCGCACAGAATGATTGTGTCCTTCGCATTTGTTGTGGTGATCGAGCCGGATGGAGGCACGGTAAATGTGCTAACAGTTCCGTTATTATATCCTCCCGACTGGACATCCACTGGGCTCGTCATGGTTACAGTCGAGGGAGCATAATGCAGGACGATCATGGATTGAAAAGCACTGCTAACATTCGGCGTACAAGTAAACGTCGTCGAGCCTGAAGCCATGTTGGTGGCGTAGGAAAGCTGGACTTGATAGTCTCCCGAATCCGCCTGAAATGTTAATGTGTTGAAGGTATTTGACGGCGTGCTGCTTGCCGGATCGCCAGTTGTGGCGGCAGTGGAAGCGCACATCACGAGCACAAAATCACCACCGCTCATCGTGAGAGCCGGGCTGGTAATTGATGAAACGGAACCCACGCCTGTGTTTGCGACGTAAGTATAATTCGTGAATCCGGCACGCGCAGGGAGCACGCAAAACAGGATATATGCAAGCATAAGAATGATTTTTTTCATGTCAATCCACAATCCAATAGTTGAAACACAAAGGATTACTTGAAAACGTTCCTAAATTGATAGTGAAACTGGTACTCGCCACCTGCGCGGCCAAACGCGGAGCAGTGAGTCCGGTATCAGAAGTTGTATTGCACGTCACGCCGATTTTCGTTCCAATGACCGTAGCTCCGACTGGCTGAATAAAGATATTGCTATTTGCCGTGACCGCAGTCGTGTCCACCGTGCAGGTGCCGGTTGAAGCATTCGTCGCACAAGAAAATGATCCCGCAGGAGCCGCTGTGCAAGATACAACAGACGGATTCGCGCCCGTTCCGGCTGCCGCACAATTCGTCGTACTAGCTAAAAGCGGAAGTGTCACAGTTCCGGTAAACGTTGGAGAAGCAAGCGGAGCACATCCTGTACAGGCTGCTAATATTCCTGCTGCTGTATCAGGAATACCACTATCAGCAATCTGACCACCTGTGCCAGTGAAAGCAGCAAAATCAGTACTGGTAACTCCACTTGCAGGTCCAGTGGTTATACCTGCACCTGATCCAGCAAGGGCTTTAGAGGATGTAACGGTTGAGGCTGTGGCAGCAATAGCAACCTGTCCTGCCGTCATACCAGATAATCCGCCACCACCAGCTCCTAATGCTGTCCAGGTGTTAGTAGCGGAACAATAATTAATAGTGAAAGGAGTAACCGATAGTTGGACAGATGCAGTGACACCAGGAGTACAAGTAGCGGCAAGGGCAGTAACGTAATTTAAGGTGCCACCAAAGTTCTGTTGTTGGGCATGTAATAGAAATGCTCCAATGGTGGCGAATACGAGTAATGCTATTAGTCGTTTAATATCCTTCATAACTATCCTAACCTTGATATTTTCGCTGTCATTCCCACGGCATTACCGCCCACTGTACGTTGCAAACGAATGAATCTGCCCCCGGTCGGGGATAAGTCCGAGCGTGATACTGTTGCGGTGGCAGATGCAATGGTATAAGCAGCATTAGAAGGAGTAATATAGAAACCGTCAGCATCAGTGTCAGCTTCCTGTACAGCTACGGATTCACCAGTACCGGGAGCACCATTGTAATGAAGTTCCACTGATATTGAGGGTGCAGGACCAGCACCTTGTCCAACTTGGATATTTACACTGGTACTGGATATGACGGCATTGGCTACCACACCAGTCGTTTCAAAAGTAACGTTAGTATCATTTACAGGTTCTTGGGTGAATGTGGTACCATGAGCACCAAATAAATATTCATAACTACCCTTGTCAAGATAATGACCTTGTTTATTATTTTGTACCCAAGTAAATGAACCTGGAGTACCAGGATATAAAGACATCTAGTTAACCATCCTTTCAGTAGGCCGCTGGATACGTCCAAGTCCACCACCACGGCCACGGCCACGTCTAATCTTCTCTAGTGCAGTAGCTCTACGGTTAAGTGAAGCTATAGTGTTGATATCCATATCTTCTACAGGTTTATTACGGGACTTGGCAAAGGCCAGGACTTTTTCGTGGACAGCTTCAACGATAGGTTGGGTACCGGCACGTTGACGTGACTTGAGAAGGTAACGGGCCGCATCCCAAGAATCATCACCATCGAACTTTTCTATCTCCATGGGATCATCTTCATCCGTGGTAATCATAGGGATAGTTTCGATGAGTTTAGTACAAGATGGGTCTATTTCTAGTTCCTCTGCCTTCATTAGTTCATACATGCACTGAGCGCCATGAATACGGCTATCATCGGCAGGAGTAGGGTAGGGCATATTATTGGCAGTGAAAATATCGCCCATCTGGGCAGCAAAAGAATCCTGTTCGGAACGTTTCTGGAAAGCGTCAGGGGAAAGGTAGATGGCATCAATCAGTTTACGTTCGGCAGGTTCAGTGCGGTCCACGATTTCCTGAGCCTGGGCGCGGGCAGAGTGGTGATTAGCCACAAGTTCACGGTAGATGCGGGTGACTTTGCCTACACGTGCGCCCCAGTAACAGGCCATAGGATGCTGAAATCCCCAATCTATGCCTAACCAGCGCGGGTGCCAGTCACGGTCAGGCAGGCACCGTTTCACGAACTTTTCAGGATTCCAGATATCATAGAACTGACCTGCAAATTCATCCCAATTACCAAGTAGCCACCCAGTCCTTAATCTGGCAGGTAAGTTATCTAGCTCATGTCCACGCTGGGTATTGTTAATGAAGAACATGAACCGTTCGTCCAGTAATAGGTTCTTATTCTCCTTCATACCAGGCTTAATATCAGTGTGACCGTAAGAACAGATACCACCGAAATCCACTACTTTACGTCCATCTTCGTTTAAGCACCCATAATAGTCGCACTGGTCAAGTTTACGTTCGGCAAGGGCAGAGCGGACCCATTCCAGGTTGTCCCAGGCATAGGATGGGATAAAAGCATAATCTTCGGCCCGTTCCTTGCCCATATATTCACGTTTATACATTAGTCTGCGGATATAGCTATGGCTAAGTCCACCAGGGTTCATGCCCCACACTGTCTTGCACATCTTGTCGGAAATGTGGCGACCATTAATTTTGCCAGTCCAGCGCCGCGTTTCGTTCAGTTTGACAAGCATCATTTCGGTGCAGCGCGTGGCCTCATCCGCGAACACATCCATGTATTCCTTACCTTGAAAATCGTTAATGTCCTCTTCATGTTCCGAATAGCCAAACACTATTCTGGACATAGGATTAGTAGGGATGTACAGGGTCTTTTCACTGGACCGCCACCATTCGCGCATAAACGGCCACATGCGGAAATAGATACCCTCAAGCATAGTGTCGCGGAGTTGATTCCACTTGCGCCGGAACAAGAGTCCGGTAGTGCCAGGGTATTTCATTCTCCTTAATAGCATTATATTGGCGATAGCATGGGTCTTGGCAGAACCCTTACTACCACCAATACCAATAATAGAAGGGCCGTTACGGTTCTCTACCATACGTAATAGTTCACGTTGCTTGGGGAAGAAAGAGAATGAGATATTGGCAGGGATAGACACTAGTCAGATACCATTTCCATAAAAATACTTTTGGATTCTAGTTTTGGGGAAATTCCTAGTTCCGGTTCAGGTATTTCCATAGAACTGGTACCAAGTCCAATATCAGGGAATTTTTGTACAGGTGGAGGTACCATCGAGGCGGGGGTGGTGTCTCTATTAGCGCCTATACCCCTACCCTGTTCGGGCCATGCTAGTACGTAGATAGTGCCAGCTTCGGTCACGTCACTGTAACGGACTAGACCTGGGACACGGCCACGAAGCTCGACGTACAGTGCGTTACGCTCGTCCGAGGTACGGAACTGGCGACGATGGTAATGTGACACTGGGGGCGCGGCCATCATGCGGCGTACATGGCGCGGCAGTTTCACTGTAACGTGTCTTGTCATGATTAGTGACTATTCACTTTCACTGTAACGTGTCTTGTCATGATTAGTGACTATTCACTTTCATTGACAGTGTTCGCGTTATTGATAGTGATATTGAGACTAGACTGTACTTGCTCTTCCTTGGGATACAATTGCATTAGCTTGGCACATTCCTTCGCTGCTGCTAGTCTAGTGCTGTTGTCGACCACTTCCATAGTATCGGTGATCTTTCCCTCATAGCTCGCGGTAATGGTACTGGTCGCATTCATTAGCGGCAGGAAGTAGTCGCGCACAAAATTCTCAGGCGTTAAACTTAGCTTGTCCATTGCTGCCAGTAAACGTTTTCTGGTACTGACAATAGCATTGCTACCGGACTTCACGGAACTATAACCTACTGCAAGTGCCGATTCTCCAATAGGTTCCCCCATTAACACTTTTTTGAGTAATGCTCGCCGTTTTAGCGATAAAGGTAATGTATTCGTAGACATACGCGAAAAATCAAATCACACTTTCCCTGCCTTGTCAAGCCCTTCCACTTTTCGTGTAATTTTTACACACTAATATTTATAGTTTTCCACAAGTTTTCCACAAGTAAGTGATATTTCTATGGAAATAGCTTGACACGTTTCTATGGAAATGATACTTTGGAAATAATACTTTCACGGTAGTAAAAAACAGGTAGCGGTCGCAGGGTCACGATCATGGTCATGGTCACGGTCATGGTCATGGTCAGGGTCTAGTACAGGAACAATACCACTATCAATGATAGTGGAAATAAAAGTGAATTGGAGAATATAACGTGACAAAACAGCAAGCGATTCGCAAGCTGGCCGAGTACGGATACCAGTTTCTTCGCAATGATGGAAAATTCTGCGTATACTTTAGCAAAGATGGCAGAGAATTACTCGCGGACCCAAGGGAATTGCTGGCCGAGGTAGAACTAGATCGAGCACTAAAATCTAAATAATGAATTGGAGGAAACAATGATTACAAAAGAGCAGGCGATCACGGCAGGCGAGGGATTCCGTATGGAATTCCACTTTAATGGATGCACGCGCACGATTGGCCCACGCGGTGGAGTCAAAACGAAGGTTGAGATATGGCGAGCTAATGGGAAGTGTCAGACTTGGAAGACCAGACCAGACGAGTTTAGTCTGCCAATCAAGCATGGATTCAATGGTCCTTACTCTTACATAACAGAAAAAAATGCTTCTGGCTGGCATCTAGCCTCAGAGTGCCCGCTAGATGCTCAGGTGGTGGAGCAGTCAGCATAACTGTGCATTGCCCATGAGGGGCACTAACACTGTCCCGATTGGGGAACGCATAGTTCCAATCTGAATTGGAGGATATATGAATCACTCAGCAAACGGAGTAATCGCAGTGGGAGCACCCGGCAGTCAAGCGCGCAAGGAAACCAATCAAAAGGCATTCTCTGACATCTACCGAGAGGAACTAGAGCGTGCTATGACTGAATATCCAGAGGAATATATACCAATGGATGTGAACGTACTTCACGGGATGAGTCGAGTTTTACAGAACCGCCACCGTCGTTGCAGCTCGACGCGCTTGAAGACTTCATCAAGGGCTAGGATGATGGCAGCACTATTGCGTGGTAGTGCCAATAAAGACTCCTGCGCAATTAAGGCTACCTGTGAACGTCTGGGCCTTAAACATACGTATCAGGCAATCAATGGTTTTCTGAATGGTGACTAGACTTCCTTCCAGCGCATCGTATAGGTGTGCTGGCGGATTAGCCTAGCTAATCAAATCTAAACTGAACTGGAGACTATATGAAACGTATCATTGAATCCGAGGAACTATCGGGACTGGAAGCCCTGATAGGTGAAACTGTATTGTTAATGTGCGCCAACTATTTCTACACTGGCAAACTCACAGGCGTGAACGAAACGTGTGTAACGCTGGAATCTCCCGCTATCGTGTACGAGACAGGAGAATGGTCCAGTAAACAATACAATAATGTCCAGAAACTACATACAACAAAATGGTATGTACGTATTAATGCCATTGAGTCGTTTGGGATAAGTAAATAATGGATGATCTACGAAATCGGTATAGACGCCGGATCATATTACGGTCATGGTTAGGGTCATGGTCAGGGTCAGGGTCAAGGTCATGGTCAAGGGCAGGGTCAGGGTCAAGATCATGGTCATGGTCAAGGTTAGGGTCATGGTCAGGGTCATGGTCAGGGCCAGGGTTAGGGTCAAGGTCAGGGTCAGGGTCAGGGTCATGTTCAAGGTCAAGGTCATGGTCAGGGTCATGGTCAAGGTGAAAAAATGACGGACTTACGAAATCGGTATAAGCGCCGATCTAGGTCAAAATCACGGATATGTTTATGGTCAGGGTCAGGGATAGGGTCACAGTCAGGGTTAGGGTCATGGTTAGGATCACGGTCACGGTTAGGGTCAGGATCAAGATTAGGGTTAGGGTCAGAGTCAGGATTAGAGCCAGGATCATGGTTATGGTCAGGATTAGGAATAGGGTCATGGTCAGGGTCATAGTAATAAATATACAGATGTCAAATCCACCCGAGAGGCGACACAATGAGCACTCCCTTTGAACTGTACGTAAGCAACATTGGATTGGTTTGGTCTGGCAATAGCTTTATGCAGGCTATGTCTGCATATAACAAATACGTTAACCAGTCGAAAAGCCCGAATGGTAGAGCCTCTGGTGAAGATGTCACTCTGCTACATAATGATAAAATCAGAATGGAGTATGCAGGCACATTATCTAAAGAGGAGGCACAATGAAATATAAAATATACTGCGGTCCTACGTTAGTCCGCGATTTGGCACGGCGATTAAACGTGTCGGGATTCCACGTCTATCTGGAAGGAACAGAGCACGTCTATGTAGATACTGAGGAAGGTGTCAATACGTTGTTAACATTCCTCGGCCGTCAATCGTACTCCCTCAATGACATTAAGGAGATCGGACAATGAGCAAAAAACACTTTATTGCATTGGCAGACGAGATACGTCAGTACCAAAAGACCGCTGGGAATGAATGGGGTAATGGACAGCCAGGTGGCGCTATCAAGTAACGAGTTTCCCTGTACGTGGCTTACTCCAATTCGACACGGACAGGGTAGGGGTATTACCAGTATAATGGTAGTACCCCTAATATTAAAATGGAGCTAACATGAAACTAACACTATTCAAGCCTCAATGGGTATTAGATATGGAACAGTCTATACTAGAACTAGACCAGTATATAGCCACTATCAAGGAACGTGATCGACAGTTCTATGCCGGTGAACTACCCTTACCTAATCAGGGTAGTAATAGTGATATTGGTACCATCATTACCACTACCATTACCACTACCAATACTAATACTGGTACTAATACTAGTACTAATACTAGTATTGGGGGATGTGAAGTAGCTGGCGAAGCCAGGTACGAACAAGTGGGTAATATACCTGAGTCTGGACCTGTACCAGCGCATAGTCAGGGTCATAATCAGGATCATAACCAGGGTCAGGGTCAGGTACGGGGATCGGAAAATAGCCCTGAAACGTCCTGAGACGGGCTTAAAAGGGTCTGGATGGGTTCTAGGACGTTCCATACCCCTAAAATGGCCCTGTAAGGCTAGGAATCGCTAGAAAGGGGTACTGTATGACCATCAGGGAAGGGCTTAGGTGGTACTTTTCTACCGTGAAACTAATTCTGAAACCGGCAAAGGGCCTAGAACTACCTCTGTCAGAGACACGGAGAAGGATTCGGGCCTTACGTACGGTTACTGATACTGAATCTGCCGTATGGTCCGCTAAGAGGTGCCTAGCTAGACTTGAGGTGAAGAAATGACTAGAATTGAAAAGGTAATCATCTTAGCTGCCCTTACCGTGGGCCTGGCCCTGGGATGGGCTATCAGCGCATGGGGTCCGGTACTATTTGGATGGCCGCTACAGTGACAGTTTCATTTCTATAGAAATACAGTTTCCATGGAAATACCCTGGTACTGCTAAGTCCTTTGTTAGCGACAGTCAGAGAGTTAACCTAGTAATATATATAAAGAAAAGTAGAAAGAGCGAAGAGCGCCCTACCAAATCTAAAGGACTTACGGTTCAAGCGCATGTTTTTCCTCTTCATTTCTATAGAAATACAGTTTCCATGGAAATACACTTACGGTTCAAGCGCATGTTTTTTTCTCTTGGAGACGCCTAGGTGCTTGGCTACCTCGGCTCCTTTGTCCCTGTACTCCCAGTCATCGAACACTAAAATCCCTGTTTCATCAAACTTTCCAACCACGGCAAAACTAGGGTCATTCTTGAGTGATACGTACAATAAGCGTTCAGGATCACTAATGTCCTTGGGATTGGTCGCTACAATAATGAAATTGGTACTGGTAGCTCGTTCCCATATCGAACTGCCAGCGACAAGCTGCCGGGGATTCTGGTACGTTTCGTGTGGCTTTAGTTTGGCAACCCCTACAGTACCGATTATCGTAATACCATCTTCACAGTACGAACTAAGGTTGCTTAATAGCTCGTCCACTTCATGGGGATTATTAGGGTTTCTAACCATCATGTCCAAGCCTTCCCAAAATACCAGTTTAGCTCCGCATCTTTCTACTTCTTCCATAATTGCATAGCGCGGTTTACTGAATTTACCGAAAGCAGCAATCGTGTAAATATCCGATGGATTGAATCCAATTTTTTCTATGGTATCAATGGAATCTTGGAGGGGACGATCACGGCAGACCATGCACCAAGGTACGGGGTGAGACTCAAGACCTATAACTGGAATACCAGCATTCCATAACACAAGTGCTGGCAACATGAAACGGGACTTACCAGCACTACTAATACCAGCTAAAAGGTGGATTCTATTACGTGGAAGGATTTTATCAATAAGATAGTCAGACTCAGACACTTGCACCTCCAATGTGACACCGATAGGGACCGCCCATTGGAGGGGAAGCGGTCCCTATTCGTGTCTAGCCGAACCTTTGTCCGGGTGACTGCCCTGGCCGGGGCATTGGTACTAGTTTATACTTAATTTTATTGGATTTGTCAATAGAAACCCCCGCCACTGAGGGGTAACGGGGGTCTAGGGTCCATCAGGTTGAGGAGGCTATGGGATGCTCAGGAGAGAGGTCCATAACCATTGCCGACGCACTGACCCTACCATAGTTTTCCACAGGTAGCAAGGGAAAAGTGAATTTCTATCAAAATGTGCTTGACTTCCATAGAAATTGTGTTACTATTACGGGCGACTCAGGAGAACCAAATTACAGTGAAAGTACGTAGCGACAGGGTAAGCGGGAACGTGCGAATGTCCCGGAAACGGCTTCAGTACGAAGCTAGTCTAGCGCGGAAATGGATGCTGCGGCACCAACCCCTAGAAATGGCGCGTATAGAAGCTGCGGCCAGGAAACGGTATCCGCTTACTCCTGCCACTAATACTACCAGTTAAGTATCACTGTAATATTACTATACTATCAGGTTAAGTGAGGGTACATGTACATATTAAGGGAAGATATATGAAAATATCCAAGCTCAAGAAACTGAAACAGTGGATACTCGCGGAACCACGTAGATATTATCAGAATGTATGGGTTGCGAATAAGGAAAACCCAATTACACAGCAACAAAATCCACCCTGCGGCACTGTCGGGTGTCTTGCCGGTAACGCATGTTTGATGGAAGGACATATAAAGCGTATAGATGGTATAGGAAATGCTTTCGATAAAAATGGCAATTGTGTGTATTGTCCAAAATTGGCACAGCAAATTCTTGGTCTAACACGTCAAACTGCCGAGTGGCTATTTGATGTATCAGGCAATGGATGGAGTACTGAGGCAAAGATAGCTTATGACAATGCCACTACTCTTGAAGGTCGTGCCCAAGCTGCCGCAATGGAATTGGATAGGTTAATTAAACAGGGTTCACGCAAGTCCAAGTCTAAGTCTAAGTCTAAAACTAAATAGGGAGATAATATCATGGCAATAGGAAGTTTGCAACCGGAAAACGCTGTCGGTGGTGGTGCAGTTGTCGATGGTGAGTATCTAATTAAGGATATAGCAGCAAAGATGTTTGACTATGGAGGAAAAGCGGAACCTGTTCCTGCCATTTGTGTTACCTACCATGGTGATGATGGGGTAGAGACGGAACAATTCTATAGTGCTGGTAATGGCGCGAAACTTCACCCTTCAAAAGACGGAAAGAGGTTTGAAGTTATCAGCAAGAACAGTAATGCTTTCCAGTGGATTGGATCCATTCTTAACGCTGGATTCCCCAAGGATAAGGTTGATGATGATGTCACTGTATTCAAGGGTACACGGATACTAGTGGAATCCAAAGCCCAACCTAAGCGTGCAGGACTCAAAGACCAGACTGAGGGTAAGACCATTGCACTAGTAAGCAAGATATTGGCGCTACCTGGTGCTAAATCAGCACCTAAATCTACGCCTGTGTCAAGCCCAAAAGTGGCAACTTCTACTGTCGGCACCTCAGAGTCCGTAGCCAGTGCCGTACCTGCCGGTAACAGTACGAATGGCAGTCTGGACCTAAACGAAACGGCCCGTACCCTAATTATGACTATTCTTGACAATGCTCCTGAACATGCCATTACACGTGTTAAGTTGGCTACAGACGTGATGATGGCGGCAGTCAAGAACGCAACCCTAAAGCCTCACATGACAGCACTTAAAAAGCTGGCTGGTGATGCGTCATGGCTAGTGGAAAATCAGCTAGAGAACCTGATCCAGAATGATGAATGGCTCGTAGCACATCCGGCAGGAGAAGGATGGTTTACGGATGGTGAGGAAGTGAAGAAAGTCTAAACGTATAGTATACTATTAGCACCACTATAGGAGGTGGTGATTATGGATAAAAATGCAGTCATTGTAGCGGAACTGAAAAAGCGTCATGCCAAGGCTAAGGCCGATGTAGCGGTCATTGAATTGGCATTGGGTATCTTTGGTGGTGATACTGTCACTGAAGTACCCAAACAAAAACGTGGCAGGAAAGCGAAGGCAGCCAGTACTAATCCTGACACTGGTACTTCCGATACCCGTACCCGTAATGAGAAGATGAAGGATGCTTGGGCACGGCGTAAGGCGAAGGCAGCATTAGCAAGACTAACACTTGGAGCTGACCCTGAAATTGAAGAGGAAACTGTCACTAAATCTAAGGGTGCTTACCTAATCGCGGTGGAGGACTAGCACATGCGGATCACTGAGGGGCGTATCGTAGACTTGTCGGAACTAGTACTTAGCTCTGAACAGAGCCAGGTACGTTCCTCTGGTATCCATGTCAGTAGTATTATCAGGCATATTGCAAGAGAAATGGGACGTAAGCAGGGCAATGAATTTACCGCGTATGATCTTGACCATTTCGCGGTAGTTGGTAGACTTTGGGAAAACCAATTAGCTGAAGCTAAGTATCAATCTCCCAGGTATGAACGTATAGGTGAGATTGAGTGTGAGGGTATCATAGGAAGTCCAGACTGTATTGATACCGAGGAGTGGGCGGTACTGGAATTTAAGTGTACCTGGCGATCAGCGTCCAAGCCCCCTGAATCCGAGTTTGATTGGATGACACAGATTAAGGCGTACTGTATGATGTTAGGAATGTGCAGGGCTACACTGGTAGTGTTCTATGTACGTGGAGTGTTGCGTCCACCGCAACCAATAGCCAAGGAATATTCACTGTTATTTACACCTGCTGAACTAAAAGATAATTGGAATATGCTAAAGACTAACGCTAAGGATTTGTAGTATAACAAGTTCCCCTCTCCTATATTATACCCATATCCACAAGCACTATCGTGGAATGGATCATAGCGCAGGGGAGAGTGGAAGCACGGTGACACTGGGCACAGTGTTTAGCACATTGTGTACCAGCACCGGAGCCTAATCCGCAGAGGACGCTAAGGTGGAGCTGAGCTTTCCCCGGTTCCACCTTGGCGACAAGATTAGTAATAGTATTAGTACCAATATTAGTACTAGTATTAGTATTGGTAATAGGGTAGGTTAGGGATAAGTCTCAGGAGGCTACATGGTTAAGTCACTGTCATCAAAAGAGTTAATGAATGCGGAGCTATATCCGCTTAGGGAATTTATTATGCTGGCAGGTAAGGATGGTGTAGGTAAGAGTAGTGCTATTGTAAGTGTAGCGTGGTTTATAGAGCAATATAAGCCTGAAGTTACGTTCAATGTACTTGACACTGAAAGTAAGTTCAGGTCAGCTTTACGTGGATTTGGTCCTGACGCTCCCACCAATGTACAGTACTATAAAACTGACAATATGAATGAAGTGACAGAGACAGTAGCCAGTATCATTACTAATCATAAACCTGGTGATTGGTTGGCAGT